TCAAGAAAGACAAAATCAGAAAAGCTATCGACCAGATCGAATTGATGGCTGAAATCTATGGGACAGGCATTGGCGAGATTATTGTCAAGACTGAAACTGAGTATGTCCCCTCAACTAGAGCCATTCCTAATCAACCCGGACAAGCTGCAATTGGTGTGATGGAAAGAGACAGAATTTCTGTCAAGATCAATCCTATCAATCCAAAGAACTTCTTGTTCGACCCCAACGGAACTACGGTCGATGACTGTATGGGGGTGGCGATTGAGAAATACGTCTCTATCCACAAGATTGTGCAAGGCATTGAAAAGGGTATCTACCGCAAGGTGGACATTGGTACTACCAGTGAAGACACTGACCTAGAGCCTACCCAAGAGATTAGCCAGTACCAAGATGAAAAGGTGCTTTTGCTTACCTATTACGGTCTTGTGCCTAGAGAATACTTGAACAACTTAGAGGAAAACAAGGACATTGTTGACTTGTTCCCTGAGAACTCAGCGGCTGAAGATTACACCGACATGGTTGAAGCTATTGTTGTGATTGCCAATGATGGGATGTTGTTAAAGGCTGAAGAAAACCCATACATGATGAAAGACAGGCCAGTTCTGTCTTACCAAGACGATACAGTTCCTAATCGTTTGTTAGGTCGTGGCACAGTGGAAAAAGCATTTAACATGCAAAAAGCCATTGATGCACAGACTCGCAGCCACTTGGATTCACTGGCATTAAGCACTTCTCCCATGATTGCAATGGATGCAACTCGTTTGCCAAGGGGTATGAAGTTTGAGGTAAAGCCCGGAAAAGCTATTCTCACCAATGGCGCACCCTCTGAGATTCTCTATCCATTCAAGTTTGGTCAAACTGATCCAAACAACCTTGCAACTGCCAAAGACTTTGAGAGAATGTTGCTACAAGCTACAGGAACTCTAGACTCCAACGGCATGATTAGCCAAGCTAGTCGTGATGGTGGCGGTATGTCAATGGCGGTTGCCTCAATTATCAAGAAATACAAGCGTACTCTGGTGAATTTCCAAGAAGACTTCCTGATTCCATTCATCAAAAAGGCGGCTTTCAGGTTCATGCAGTTTGATCCAGAGCGTTATCCCTCTGTTGACATGAATTTCATTCCTACTGCCACCCTTGGCATCATTGCTCGTGAGTATGAACAGCAGCAATTCATTGGTTTGTTGCAGACTTTGGGTGCTGACACCCCTGTTTTGCCTATTTTGCTCAAAGGTATTGTAGGAAACAGCAGTTTGTCTAACCGCATGGAGTTGATTGCCAAGTTGGATGAGATGATGCAACCTAATCCTGAGCAACAGCAGATGCAACAGGCTCAACAACAGTTGGCATTGCAAGCGGCACAGGCTCAGATTGCTGTAAACACTACTCAGGCTGAACAAAACAGGGCAGAAGCTACTAAATTGTCTGTTGAAGCTCAGTTAATGCCTCAAGAAGTGCAAGCTAAGATGAGTGCAAGCCTGACTAAGAATCTTCCAAACCAAGATGATTTGGCTTCTAAGGAATTTGATAAGAGAGTTAAGATTGCTGAACTGATGTTAAAAGAAGCTGACATCAAGAACAAATCTAAGATTGTTGAACTGCAAATGGCAAACAAACAAGAGAATTTACGTTCAGTTGAGAACGATTTTCTAGATCAACTGTCTGGAGCATTGAAATGAGTTTATTGCCAAACCTTGACCAGATGACAGATAACGAGAAGTTGGCTGTTCTTGAGTCTATACAAAAGTCAATTGCTGAAAGCAAAGAGATACAAAAGAAGAAGATTGGTGAGAATGTTGACTTGGTTGTCCAAGCACTGAAGAAGATTGAAGCAGATATTCGTGATCGTTTTGATGCGGTGGGTAGCACCATTGAAAAACGTGTTGCATCTATTCAAGATGGGCAAGATGGTAAAGACGGCAAGGATGGTCGTGACGGCAAGGATGGCAAGTCAGGCAGAGATGGATTAAAAGGCGACAAAGGTGCTGATGGTCAAGCTGGTCGTGATGGTGTAGACGGTGTTGATGGCGTATCAGTAGTTAATGCAAATATTGACTTTGATGGTTCTTTGATTATTAGCCTGTCTGATGGTCGAGAATTAAATGTTGGTGAGGTTGTATCCGCTGACATTGCTGAAAAGATCAAAGTCATCAGCACCATGTCTACCAATGGGGCAATTGCTGTAAAGGAAGAAGGCACTACGATTACCAGTGGTGTTAAGAGTTTTAATTTTGTTGGTACAGGCATTACGGCAACTACATCAGGGGATGATGTAACAGTAACAGTAGCAAGCGGTTCTGGCACAGTCACAAGTGTGGCGGCTACTGCTGGCACAGGCATCAGTATCACTGGCAGCCCAATCACTACCTCTGGTACTTTAAACATTACCAACACTGCACCAGATCAAACAGTAGTGTTGACTGCTGGCACAGGAATTAATACAAGCGGAACATATCCTAGCTTTACTGTTACTAACTCAGCACCTGACCAAACGGTCGCTTTGACTGCTGGTACAGGTATTAGTACAAGTGGCACTTATCCTAACTTCACAATTATCAATTCTGCGCCAGATCAGACTGTTGCTTTGACCCAAGGCGGTACAACAACAATCACTGGCACTTACCCTAATTTCACCATCTCCTCTGCTGACCAATTCCAAGGAACGGTTACCTCTGTTACAGGTACTTCTCCAGTTGCGTCTAGTGGTGGTGCTACCCCTGATATTTCATTGGCGGCAAGTTATGGAGACACTCAAAACCCTTATGCGTCTAAGACTGCCAACTATGTTTTAGCCGCACCTAATGGGGCTTCTGGAGTACCAACATTTAGAGCAATCGTTGCGGCTGATATTCCTACATTGAATCAGAATACAACAGGTACGGCATCTAATGTCACTGGTACTGTTGCCATTGCTAATGGTGGTACTGGTCAGACTACTGCAACAGCGGCATTTGATGCTCTTGCACCTAGCCAAACAAGTAACTCTGGTAAGTACCTAACTACTAATGGAACTACAACCAGTTGGGCAACAATTTCTGCAACAGGAACAGTTACAAGTGTTGCGGCAACAGTTCCATCATTCTTGTCTATTTCTGGTTCTCCTATTACAACCAGTGGGACATTGGCAATTAGCTTATCAGGTACGGCATTGCCAGTAGCTAATGGTGGAACAGGTGTTACAACTTCTACAGGTTCTGGTGCAAATGTATTAGGAACATCACCAACACTGACAACACCAACAATTAACTCTGCACAAGTTGCAACCGTGTCAGGCACTGCGCCACTTTATTTTGCAAGGGCTTGGGTTAACTTTAATGGAACTGGAACTGTTGCTATTCTTGCTAGTGCTAACGTGACTTCAATTACAGATAGTGGCACAGGTGAATACATAGTAAACATAACAACAGCAATGCCTGATGCTAATTATGTGGTTGGAGGAACAGCATGGTATGCAGGAGACAACTCAAATCCACCAGGAGTAATGATGCTAAGTAGAAAAACTGGATCAGTGCAAACAGCATCCGCAATATATGTGCAATCGGCTGTTACTGGAAGTGGTGCTATTGATTGTCAGCGTGTAGAAGTTTTTGTAATTAGATAAAGGATAACTATGACAAAGCGAATAATTTATCCAACTGATGATGGTGGGGTGGCTATTATTATTCCATCTCCAGAAGCACTCGAAACAATGACTATTGAAGAAATTGCATCTAAGGATGTTCCTGTCGGTAAGACATTTAAAATTATTAATACATCAGATGTTCCAACAGATCGCACATTCCGAAATGCATGGGAGTATTCAGAATGATTGTCATCAATATTGATAAAGCCAAAGACATTGCCCACGACAAGCGTAGAGAAGCTCGATCTGCTGAGTTTGCGCCTTTGGATATTAAGGCAACCATTCCATTTGAAGCAGAAGCCGCAGAATCTGCAAGAGCAGTTATCAGAACTAAATATTCCACTATGCAAACTGCTATTGACTCCGCAACCACCATTGACCAAATAAAAGCGGCTATGCCATGACCCCAGAACTACAAAAGTATTACGAATCCCGATTTGAGATGATGGGGATGGATGGTTGGAAAGATTTAACTATTGATATTGACAATATGATAGAGTCACTCAATAATATAAGCGTAATTCCTGATGAAAAGACTTTGCAGTTCCGCAAAGGTGAACTTTCCATCTTGACTTGGCTGAAAACCTTGAAAGAGGTCAGCGAACGAGCTTTTGAGGAATTGAATGAAAAGAATGTTTGATTTTGCCTGTGCAAATGGGCATAAAACTGAAAGACTTGTTGATTATGAGACAACGAGTTTTCGATGTGAGTGCGGAGAAACAGCCAACCGTACTCTATCTGCTCCTAACTTCAAGTTAGAAGGGTGGTCTGGTTCTTTTCCATCAGAGCATGGAAGGTTCGAGAAAAAACACCTAGATCAACTGAAGTGGGAGCAAAAGCACAACTCATAAGCAGAAATGCCGAGTTGAATGTCCTAGAACCGATAACGGCAGGAAAAGGGTAAAAATATGTTGATTGACAATGAAGATGAGTCGCTAAGTGAGTTAGATGCAGTTGAGCAAAAGAAACAACTACCTGAAGTAGCACCCTTATCCGAGATGCCTGAGAAATACAGGCAGAAATCTTTGGAAGAAGTGGTCAAAATGCACCAAGAGGCTGAGAAGCTGATTGGAAAGCAAGCGCAGGAAGTTGGGGAAGTGCGAAAGCTGGCAGATG